GGCGGTATCATGAACTGGGTCTCCAGGACCATCCCGTCGTCATACGTTCCAAGAGTCTGGCTGTATGTGGCGGTACCGATCAAAAGATCAACGATCAAATAGAATATGCTGCTGTTTGGAGTGGTAAGATACAGCCGAACCCCGATCACCTGAGGATCGCTACTGGTTGGTATGTTGATAAAAGTAATACCACTAGCAACACTGAGGGTAATTGATACCTCATCACTAGATCCGGATTCATTACCGTCTGCATCCACAAAGGTACAACAGGCTGCGTGTGTACCGATACCGTAGCTACCGTTGGAACCGTAGATCGTAGGGGAGTTAGGTACCTCCAGGCCCCAATTGGTGACGCTGAAGTCCGGCATTATCTTCTTTGTAATGAGTCCGTCTGAGAAATAGACGATGTCGTTATGGTATTCGAAGGTACAGCGATCACCGATAACACCACCAAATACTAAGGTTGCTGTGTTATCAGCGTTGAACTTCATGATACTGGAGCCTTCCCTAAAGAATTCTCCAATCGGGCAGTCATAGCCATCCTGACAGCCTATGGAGCTATATACTTTTTCCAGGCCCTTACGCCGGGATACGATTCCCCTGTTATCGACATTCGTATTGATCAGATTACGTACGGTACCTTCAGGCAGCGCATGATCTGGTACACGATTGTTCATTCCCCCAGGAAACGGGCCGAGTATTATCTCTTCAGGCATATCTACCATTAGATCCACACCTTATTGCTTTGAGGTCTGTCAATCTGTTCCTTCTTCCGCAGGCCAGCCTTTGGACGGAGCCCGAAATAATCCTCAAACTCCTTCAGGTACTGCTTTGACAGCTTGGCGGCATAAGCATCACTATCATTAATCAAGTAAGCTCGATGCATTACCCATTTCACGAGATGCTCATGGTGAGCTAGAGCTATTTCAGGCTCATCATACCGGGAATCCTCAATGTTAATCAGGGGAGCCCTGTACACTTCCATTGTAAGTGTGTATGAGGCCGCAATGATGGCATTCAGCTCAATCTGGGTATCATCCTGGATAAACTTGTCCGGAACATCCGTATTCTCTCGCCAGTATATATCATTATCGTCAAGTGCCATACGATCTGTGGACCGCATGACCCAGTTTTTGTCATTAGAATCCACAAGATACGCATATTCAATCTCATGGATGAACTTACTGAGCGCATACACAGAGGTACCACTAACTACTGAGATCTCACAGAAGTCTGATGTCTTGTCAAACAGCAGACGGGCTCGCAATGCAGCCTCCCGCTCCGCCTCATTGAACCACAGAGTGATATCCTCATCTTCCCAAAGGTACGGCTCAGATTTATCCTTTGTGAATGTCCTAAATTGTGCAATAAGCTCAGTAAGATCCATTAGATTATCCGATATTGATCGATGAAGCCGACGGCCTTCTCTTTCAGAGGAGCCAGCTTCTCATTGATATCAAGCTTCATACCTTGAAAAGTAACCTCAACCCAGTCAACGACGGCCTTCTTGGACCTCATCTGGTTAACGGCATCTTTTGCCATTTGTATTGCTTCATCGGTATTCTCAAGATCCTCTTCTTCAACGGGATCCAGCTCATCCTCTGGAGCCACATCTGCTACCATCTCACCCATTTCATACTGGTCGACGTGCTTGAGGAGCTTGAATGCAGCCTCTTCCGGAACCATCTGGGTTTCACCCTTCTCCCACTTGATGCCGGTGCCGTACAGGCCGTCAGTGTACTGTGCTCGCAAACCGATGTACTTAACCGGCAGCTTACCAACCTGAATAACTGCAGGGACTATGGCATCTTCAGTCACAATATCCTTCATCGACTTAACAATAGCAAGGAATAATGCATCCTTACCTTTTTGTATGGTAGGAACATCGCAATAAGGTATAAGGTTTGGAGTCTTCTTATCCTCAAGACTTTCTTCTTTACCAAAGGTCCAACCTGCAGCCAGCTTGCTCTCAAGCCAGACATTATGCTGATCCTCAGGGGTAACCTCTTTATCCATCGCCACTTGTACACCGGCGATGAGTGCCTTCTGATCCTTCTAAAGCAGATCTTCCCAAGCTATCCTGGTAAGATCCCCCATCACTGCACGATATGCGTTGTTTACAGCATAACATACAGGTGCGATTTCTGATGCTTTCATTTAATCTCTCCGTTTAAAAAACCACCGGCTCTATATGAGCCGGTGGTCAATCTCACCATATGGTGATATTTTACAGTTTACCTTCTGCAATACCCCAAACAACAACATCCAGAACACCAGCAGCCTCATGATCATCATCATCAATAAGGACAGTCACATATGCATCCTTAGCGAGACGAACAGGTCCGACCGCAAGGTTATCTGCATACTGTCTGAGAGCTGAACTAGCAGCTATTGCATTACCGAAGTAATCCGCATCCTCAGGTACATCTGAATCATCTACACCATCAACATACTCAAAACCAATGTCGAGTGTAACACCTGTATCAAACGCATCACTGACTGCAATTAATGCATCACAGATTAAAAAACCTTTGGGTAGAACACCGATACGAACATTACTGGTATCTACCAAGGCAGTAGCAAGGTCAGAATCGACCAGTACACCACTCGAATTGGTGATGAGATTGAAATGAAAAGCTGTGAGGTTCCCGTAAGGAACTCCACCGAACGGCCCGTTGTCGGGCTTTAATATTTTGTTCTTCGTTACATCAGCCATTTTATGACTCCTACGTTAAATTATAGGTTAGAGCCGGTGCTCTGGCTCATAGCCGTATTTACACTGCGATCTTAACAGCAGTATCGATTACCATAACACCAAAATCGGTGTACTCTTCCTGAGGACCGTGATCGATCAGGAAACGGGTCTTGCTCTTACCACCCATCATGCCTATCAACACTTCCAACTTATCCCCATGGTCCAACTCTTTCTCAGACCAGAAGTACGGATTGCCAGTCTGTCTGGTTTTCCCGTACGCTTCAGCAAGAGCCTGTCCACCCAGAAGGATGGCACGATCTACTGCATGAGTGGTACCAAAAGCTGCAGGTACCAGATCATCCGCAGTCTCACTCACAGAAGTGGCACTTTCACACCAATTCAAAGCATCACCAGCGAAAAAGCGGATAGGTTTAGGCATCTTAACGATCAGGATACCGTTCCACAGCCCAGCCTCACCCATAAATAATGGGTTCTGCTTCGCCATCTGAGCCCGTGCCATGGCGTTTGCCTGCCATGTACGGAAGTTGGTGCTCTGCACGATATCAGTATACTGCTCACTGGATACCAGCAGCACTCTCATCGGAGCATCAGTACTGAGCTGATCATCCTTGAACACAACAGGAGGAGGAGGCAGCGGCATACCGTCAAGCTTGGTACGCAGATGATCGATCATGGAGATATTTGCCACATCAGTGGTAGCAATAGTGATCTCATTACCACCAGCTGCAATATGCTCAATACCACTACCGGTAGACATAAAGTGCCGGTTGTAGGTAGGAGCCAATACAGAGTTAACACAGATGTCAGCAAAATCGGCATCTGCAGCCAGAGGTACAGCCCACTCGATATCATCAGCAAAACCACGAGCACCGGCAAGATGGACCAGACAGAGCTGATCCTCCAGGCGAACCATATAGTTGTGGCCGAGAGTACGGGCCAAACTACGCAGCTGATGAGGAGTTCTCTGCTGGGTCATCTTACCACCAGCTGAGATGGGATAACGGGCCTGATTGATTCGCAGGGAGTCCTGGGAGAATGACATTTCCTTACCCAGTCCTTCGGCGTATCGCTCGCCCATGATTGGCTTTCCGCCCATGGGGTTAATAAGATCGAAGGTGATTTCATCACCAGCGGTCTTTGTTAGGTCCATGCAACGGACAATCGGCATCTCGTTGCTGGACTGGAAGCGCAGGTTACTCTCTGCATCAGACTGCTGCGGGAGTTTCCCGGTAAGTCTGCTCAATGTGGTCGGACGCTGCATGTTGGCTGCGAACAGCCCTGCAGATTGAATCTGGACCGCCTGCGGCGAGCCATAAGGGATATGAGTATCACCCATAGAAATAGCCTCTTAAAGTTCTGATTAATATTAGAGAAGCTTGTTCATGCTTTCCAGTATATCAGAGGAGGAACCTTTGCCACTGAAGGCGGTCACCATATCCTTTGGAGTCTTCAACATCAAAGCCTCGTTGGGGTCATGGTGCGCCTGTGATGACGCAGACACCTCTGATAAACTATTGGGAACAGACTTCTTTTCCAGGGCAGCTTTTGCTGCTGCCTCAGCTTTTGCAACCAATGCATCTGCATTCGGGTCCGCAGCAGGGGGATTGTCCCGTTTAAACTCATTGAGCATCCCAATCACCTGCTTGGCATTACCCAACTCATCTATCTGGTTCATCCGCTCAGAATCCCAATGATTATCTTTCCACTGCTTGAACTCATCGCTTTCGACGACTTTCTCAGCATCACTGTGGACTGCATCGATCTCCTTGAAATGGTTATCGAGTACACTATCATTATTCGATTCCTGGATCGGCTGTATCATACCTTCAAACTTCTCGGTCAGAGCTTTCAGCTGCGTGGATAAGATCGCCTCAACAGCCTTATATACCTCTGGATCGTTGGTCTTCAGGTCCTCAATAGCCTCTGCTTGAACCCGTGCTGCTTCCGCATCAGCGGGATCTTCTTTCGGTGCGGTGAGGGTAGCAATGGTCTCTTCAAGCTTCTGGATACGGTCATTACTGACCCCCAGATCATCCTTGAGACCCTTTGCCGTCTCCCGTGCTTCAACCAGTTTCTCATACTCGATGATATGCTTACCATCTTTGGCCAATATCACAGGGTCGGGCTCCTCTGGGAGCTTTTCCGGCTCCTTAGGTTCCTCTACCGGCTCAACTGGGAGCTTTTCCGGCTCCTTGGTTGGTTCTGCAGGTGGATCAGTTGGTTCGACAGGAGGCTGTTCCGGCTCCCCGCCTAATAGTAATCCAGCCATATCTTCAGCTGGTAACATTGCGTCTGATCCGTGTTCTTCAAAATATACTTCAGTTTTTTTTGACATTGTTCATCCCCGCTGAGTTATCGCACTCAGCTGCAAAAGAGTAATGATTTCAATCAGACCTCAGGCCATCCCGTCGGTCTACTTTATACTGCGGTTCCTGCTTGCCGACATAACCCTCAGGTTCTTCCTGAAGTTATGGGCGGTGTTCTTGTCCTTGTGGTCGACGTCTTTACCATCTCCCTTTCGGACGGCCCCAGCCTTTGTCATGATGCGACGGGCTGAGTTCCTCTGGGCTCTCCTCTTCTTTTGCTCCGGCAGAGCATGGAAAGCACCATATTCTTTTTTATAATTACGTGATTTGGTCATTATACGCTCTCTCAGAAGTATCTCCTTGTGTGCCTGAATCTGCACAACCTGTGATCATCAATGCGACTGCAAGTAATAGATATTTCATAACTCACCTCAGTTGAAATTAATTCCGCTTGCTGTTATGCCTGTTGATTTTTTTGTGGTAACCTCTGCATCATAAGAGGTTGTATAGGTACTCATTCCGTGCCAACCTTCTTGCCACACCATTAAATAGTTATCATTATCTGTGTTATATGTGACATTAGGGTGACCTCTCCAGATAGCACCATCATCGTTATCAACTATTACATTTTCAGATCCAACTGTTAACCCGGTTCCAACGTCTACCGTCTTGGTTATTATTTCTCTAGTATCGTCAACAATTTTTGCATAGGCTACAAC